CCCTGCCAGCGCCAGACTGTCAACGCTTGTGCCTTACCAAGAGGCAGGCGAAGCAGCAAAGATTGGTACAGCCATTCACGCGCTGGCCGAGACTTGCTTTCAGCTCGACACCGACCCCATGAAGTTTGTCGGCCAAGTGGTGGAGGGCATCACCATGACTGAAGAGAATTGCTCTTTTGCCTTAGAGCATTTGCAGGCAATATGGGCGATTCAAGATGAGCTTGGCCATGTCAAGGTGGAGCAGCTCTTCAAGCTCTACCAAACGCCACAGTTCTCGCTACAAGGCACTGCCGATGTGGTGGGCATATCTCAGGACAAGCTGATCATTGCCGACCTTAAAACAGGCCGCGGCTACGTCGACGCTGACTCCGAGCAAATGAAGATATATGCGCTGGGCGCGTTGCTGCACAGCACCCACAAGCCCAAAGAAGTCGAATTCCAAATAATTCAACCACATCATGGCGAGAAGCGCATACACACTATGAGTGCTGTTGCACTTAGAGAGTGGGAGCAAAACATATTGCGGCCTGCTGTTGACGAGGCACTTAGCGATGCACCTCGCTACAACCCATCAGAGTCAGCGTGCCAATGGTGTCCCGCCAAGCACATTTGCTCTGCACAGAAAGAGCAGTTCGACATTGTGGCGGCGCAACCCGACATCACCATCATGTCCAAAGAGGACATCAAAGAGGTGATGCTGGCGCTGACGCCAGTACAAATCAGCGCCATATTGGATCGCGCACCGATGGTGGAGAAGTTTATTGAGGCGGTAAAGGATCACGCCACAAAGCAGATGGAAGCTGGCGCAGTATTACCAGGCTGGCAGCTCCAACCCAAACGTGCATCCCGCAAATGGATTGACTCAACAACAGCGCGTCAGGCATTAACTGACGCAGGACTTACAGACTCTCAAATCTTTGAGACAGAACTAATTTCTCCTACGGCGGCTGAAAAGCTACTGCCAAAGGAACAAAGAGTTATCTTGGACGCATTGACGGCCAAGGTATCGAGTGGACTCACCCTTGCGAGAGATCGCAGTCTGAGTCAATAATGCAATCCCTGTAACTTTTGAAAGCGAAACGCAAAATGCTAAATCTCTCTTCTGGCGGCGGTAATGGAAACTACATCCGCTTCTCACCCCAAGCAAACGCTTGGACCAACAACCTTGGCGCTGAGATCCAGCTCAAGAAAATCGTGTTTGATATCGATGCGGTGCAAACAGGCTGGCTCCAACTTGGTGTCGGCATCCGCGACTGGCAACCCGACTCAGAGCTAGGACGCAAGGGCGCACAGCCTACACCTGACCACAAACGCGGCTTTATCGTGACCTTTTACAACAAAGAGATCGGCACTTGTGAGTGGTCATCCAGTGGCGTAGGTCCAAACATGGGACTGGAAAAGATGTACACCGAATGCGCCGCACAGCGTGCCGCCAATGCAGGCAAGTTGCCTGTGCTTGAGTACACCGGCGGCAAAGGCACAACACGCATTCCTAACTTCACCATTGTGTCGTGGATTGACAAGCCTGCCGGTATGGGGCAAAGCGATGAGGAGTACATTGCACAGGCAGTGGCTCCAATGCCTGCACCAGCTCCTGTACCGATGCCTGCGCCAAAGCCAGTGCCGGCTAAGACGCCGATGGCTGCCGCTATTGAAGATGACGAAATGTTTTAACTGGTAGTGTGTACGCGCCGAGGTGTAACAGCCTCGGCTTTTTTTTCCTCTAAAAAATGGCAGCATATAAATGCAAGCAGAACAAATAGCCAAGACGCTCGGCAACGCGAAGAGAGCCAACGGCCAATGGGTAGCGTCATGCCCAGTACCATCACATGGCAAAGGCAACGGCGACAAGAATCCAAGTCTCAGCGTACACATCGATGACGAGGGCAAGCCACTTTTCCATTGCCATGGTGGCTGCACTCAGGAGTCAGTCTTCCAAACCATCAGGGATATGCAGCTACTGCCCGAGCTGGAAGAGCGACCCGATCCACTCGCCAACATCAAGCCATTGCCTAAAGTGGAGTTCCAGCAGGAATGGCAGTATCAGGACGAGGACCGCGTCACAGTCTTTGTCAAGCACCGACTGCGCGTAGGGGAGTCTGGAAAGACTTATAGGCTCTACAAAGTTGATAGTGACGGCAAGCGCTACCCTACGCTGGGTGACGCAAGGATCGTCCCTTACAAGCTGCCCGAGCTGCTGGACGCGAAGACCGCAGGCAGGATCATCTATCTCGCGGAGGGCGAAAAGGCTGTGGACGCGCTGATGTCACTCGGCGTGGTGGCGACCACCGCGCACAGTGGCGCAGGGCATTGGCCAGAAGCGATTACCGAATACTTTGCTGGCGCTAATGTGGTGATCCTCCCAGACAACGATCTGAGTGGCTGGTCATACGCTCGCAAGGCAGCAGATGCCATCCTGCCCATCGCCAAGGCGCTCAAGGTAGTTGACCTCAGACTGCAAGAGCAGGGCGATGACGCATATGAGTTCATTGAGGCAGGCGGCGGCAGGGCAGAGCTGGCGGCGTTGGTCAAGGCGGCGCCAAAGATAACCAGCGTGGATGATGTAACGATACCCGAAAGACTGCAGGCGATACAACAAATACCGCCAACTGTAGACATGGTGGCGACAGTTGCACCAGCAGAGGACATCGCCAAAGAGTTCGCGCCTGACCCGCCAAAAGAGGCAGACAAGCCAAAGCCAGTCAAGACCATCAAGATTGAATCTTGGGACACCATTCAGGATGAGCCAGTCGAGTGGCTGATTGAGGGTGTCATCCCCAAAGGATCATTCACGGCGTTGTATGGACCGCCAGGCTCATTCAAGTCGTTCATCGCCCTAGACATTGCCGAGGCCATAGCCACAGGCCGCACATGGATGGGCAAAGAAGTAAAGCAAACAGGCGCGGTGCTGTACTTGGCCGGTGAGGGCTTTGGCGGTATCGGCGCAAGGATCAAAGCCTGCAAGATGCACCACCAAACCGAAGATGGAGCGCCAATCTACATAGTGCGCCACCAGCTCAACCTCAGATCCAGCGCAGAGGACTTCAATGCCTTGATGATGGCCGTAGTCACGCTGGTGGAGCAGACAGGCATGGAATTCAGCCTCGCCATTGTGGACACACTCGCCAGAGCCTTTGGCGGCGGCAACGAGAACAGCTCAGAAGACATGGGTGCGTTCATTACGGCTATGGGCAAGGTTCAGGAATTCCTCAACTGCGCCTTGATGGTGCTGCACCACAGCGGTAAGGACGCCGCCAAAGGACTGCGCGGCCATAGCAGCCTGCTTGGCGCTGTGGATACAGAGCTGGAGCTGCTGCGCTTTGATGAGCAGATGAAAGGCGTCCTCACCATCAGCAAGCAAAAGGATGGCGCAGACAACGAGCGATTTGGCTTTGAGATGGTGGAGGTAGAGATCCGGCCAGCAGGCTTGGGACTGACAGAGCCAGTGGTCAGCTTGGCGGTGCAAGCCAGCGACTCAGCCGTCAACGACATACCCAAAAAGGCAGGCAAGAGCAACGCGGGAAGTGGCAAGAATCAGCGACTGGCGATGCAATGCTTGGAGCGAATGGTCAAAGAGCATGGAGTGCCAAAGTACATCGATGGTTTACAACGCCATGCGATCAAGTTGGAGCTGTGGAGGCAGGAATTATGGTCAAAGATGGGGTGTACTGATGATGATAAAGCCTCATTCAAGATGACATGGAAACGCGCAAAGGACGACTTGCAGAAGTCAGGCGAGGGAGATATCAGAGATGACTATGTGTGGCTTCAGTTCAAAAAAGATGACTTTTAATGGCTTGTTTGTTACTTTGTTACCCCAAAACAAGGTAACAAAGTTATGTGTTCCCATTACTTTTATAGATTGCGATAATTGAATGGTAGCAATAAATGCAAATGCAAAGATCTATCAGGTAACAAACAGGTAACAAACAGGTAACAAATGGTAACAAACAAGGGAAAAGGTAACAAGTAACAAACCGAGAGTCTAGGACTCGGAGGTTTGTTACCGACCCTCAGCCTGTTTTTAAGGAGAAAAGAAGTGGCAACGAAGAGAACAGCAAACAAGCATCCAATGGTGGAGAAGCCAAGTCCAAAGGCAGATCCTTGGACGATTCATGTGCAATCGAAACTGGTGGAGTTGGAGTCGGTTAAAGCCGCCAGCGACAGGAAATGGGGAGAAAACCGACTGACTACTTTAGTAAGCAGTGAGTTGAGGGAGAAGTTTTGGATTCAGAACAGCAGACTGCATCAGGCGATGGAGTTCAAAGATCGGGCGAAGTTCGATTCCAGCTTGGCGGGAATGATCAGGGCGTACAACGTACTGGATCAGTGGGCAACCGAAGAGGGATTGGAGCCAGCGTCATCCATTCCTCGGATTGAGTGGGAGATGCAGAATGGTCAGACCATGGTGATCGTGCGAACAGTCAATGAGGCAGTGGCGATTCAGACTCAGCGTCAGGACTTATCGAATCACCACATCTGGTCAATGCAGGAATTAGAAGCATTGCTGGCTGATGAACGTATGCAGGCAGTGATCAAGATCAAGGCGCTTGTGCCAACAGCACAGCTCACCAGCTTCAAGCCAACATCAGAGTTCAAGCTCGGCGGTGCAACAGGCTTTGATGACTTTGAAAACGATCTGACATTCAGCGACAATGACACCATGGAATACAAATTTAATTCCGCACAGGCAGAAAGGTTCAAGAATGGCTCAATTTAAGCTCATAGCGGCACTTATCCGCGAAAAGGTACTGGACATCGTCCAGCGCGTTAAAAACGCTTTAAAGAGGGGTTGAGCGATGCCTGGCAACCCAAAGCGCAGGAAAGACATTGCATTCCTCAATGAGATGCCTGAAGAGATGATCTTCAGCATGGTTGAAGCTGGCAAAAGCATTGCCGACATATGCGTGAGCCTAGGCATCAGCAAGCGTGCGCTAGACGATTGGATTGAGGAAAACGATCATGGTGCTATGATTACACGCGCGCGTGTGCGTGCCGCCGATCTTATGGCGTGTGACACGATCAAGATAGCGGATGACATGGATGTCGATCATCCGCAGCGCGATGTCCAGCGCATCCGCACTCGCCAGTGGCTGGCCGAGCGATGGGATCAGAAGACTTATGGCTTACAAAAGGCGCAGCAGATCAACATCAACGTGCAAGACCTACGCATGGCCGCACTGCGCCACGTTGAGGTGATCGATGACTTATCCACAGAAAAAAGCGCATGATGCACACATTGCCCTGTGGACAACTGCAAACTGCCTGTTTATTGGGCAAAACAGACGGAGTTATCCACAGTTTGGTTAACATAATAGTGATTGTATTAAACCGATTATGTAAGGTTCATGTAAGAAAGCATATAGATCAATGACTTACAGATGCATCGACCTGTGGATAACTTTGCAGCCGTTTACTGGCAGCCAGGCGCTGGCAGCGGCCTGCGCGATGACCCCCCCTTTGCTCGCGGCGGCGGGGGCGGCTGTAGCTGCACCTAAACACATATCGCCATGAGCAACCCCACCCCCCTGCCCCCCACCGCGCAAAAGCGCTCCCCGAAAAAAAATTCGAATGATTTGGTGGTGAATAACCCTTTTGTCGAATTCGTCAAGCTCTACAAGAATAACCCTGTCCTGTTTGTCAAGGAGGTGCTGAACACCGAGCCTGATGCGTGGCAAGTGGAGTTCCTTAACCACATCGCCGCAGGCAACCGCCGCATCTCTGTCAGATCCGGCCACGGCGTTGGTAAGTCCACCGCCAGCGCCTGGGCGATGATTTGGTATCTATTCCTGCGCTTTCCTGTCAAGGTGGTGGTCACAGCGCCGACATCCAGCCAGTTGTATGACGCCTTATTTGCCGAGGTCAAGCGTTGGGTCAAGGTGCTGCCCCCCATGCTGGCTGACCAGTTGGAGGTGAAGCAGGACCGCATTGAGGTGAAAGACGCCAACGAAGAGGCGTTCATCTCTGCGCGTACATCGAGAGCAGAGCAGCCCGAGGCGCTCCAAGGCGTACACAGCGACAACGTGATGTTGGTGGCTGACGAGGCATCCGGCGTGCCTGAGAAAGTGTTTGAGGCCGCGTCAGGATCAATGTCGGGGCATAACGCCGTCACGCTGTTGCTTGGCAACCCTGTACGCTCCAGCGGTTTCTTCTACGACACCCATAATCGATTGGCGGGTGACTGGGTGACCATGCGAGTGTCCTGTGCTGACTCGCCCCGAGTATCTGAGGCTTACATTGAGGAGATGAAGTCGCGGTATGGCGAGGAGTCCAATGCCTACCGCATCCGCGTCTTGGGTGAATTCCCGAGAAGTGATGAAGATACTGTGATCCCCATGGAGCTGCTGGACTTGGCGATGAATCGTGATGTGGAGGCGTCACCTTATGCGCCGCTGGTGTGGGGATTGGACGTTGCGCGGTTTGGCTCGGATCGGTCTGCGCTGTGCAAGAGGCGCGGCAACGCGGTGATTGAGCCGATTAAGACTTGGAAAAACTTGGACCTGATGCAGTTGACTGGTGCGGTGGTGGCCGAGTTTGAGGCGTTGGCGCCAAGCGACAGGCCAGAGGAGATACTGGTGGACAGCATCGGTCTTGGCGCTGGCGTGGTGGATCGGTTGAAAGAGTTGAATCTGCCAGCTCGCGGCATCAATGTGTCGGAGTCACCGGCCATGGGCGGTACTTACAGGAATTTAAAGGCCGAGCTTTGGTACAAGGCCAAGGCGTGGCTGGAGCAGCGGGATTGTCGGTTGCCCAAAGATGAGCTGCTCGTTGCTGAGTTGGCGACTGTCAGGTATATGTTTACAAGCAATGGCAAGATTCAGATTGAGAGCAAGGATGACATCAAGAAGCGCGGATTGGCGAGTCCTGACAAGGCTGATGCGTTTTGCTTGACATTTGCGTCCGATGCGGTGATTGGCATGATGGGGTCCAAGTCCAGCACGAAGTGGAGTCAGCCGTTGAAAAGAAACCTCTCAAGGGTTGCATAATTGCGATATGCGCCAAGACGCATGAAGATTGACTATGGTTAAAAGCCAATTTGCTTGTACTCTAAAACAAGCATCTCTTACATTCAGTCTCCAGCCGTGTTGGTGTAGCTCAGAAGGAGAGCGCCCTGCTTTGTCGGGGATGTCGGAGGTGCGAGTCCTCTCGCCAACAACCTATTTTTCAAGGGGTATTCAGATGAAGATGACCAAGGCAGCCAAGAAAGTTGGCAAGGTGATGGGCGAGTACAAGGCAGGCACATTGCACAGCGGCAAAGGCGGCAAGGTAGTCAAGAATCCTCGCCAAGCGGTGGCAATTGCAATGAGCGAAGCAAAGATGCCCATGCGCGGCAGCCGTACAGCCAAGAACATGAAGTCCAAGGGGAAGATGTAATGGCAACCTTAAAACGCACCATGGATCAAGCCATGGACAAGGATGCTGGCTACAAGGATGAAGAGAGCTGCCCGATGGCGACTCAAGACATTACCTTGAATCTGAAGAATCGCGCCAAGGCGATTAACTCTGCCAACTATGGTCCAGAGAATCCCAAGTTGCCCAATAAGCAGTTTTGGATGGAGATGGCGCGTGAGTGGGAAGTTGATCCCGAAGAGGCGAAGATGAGCGTTTGCGGTAACTGCGCCGCGTTCAATCAAGATGACTCCATGCTTGAGTGCATCGCCAAAGGTATTGGCGAAGAGGGCGACCCTTGGGCGATGATTGAAGCTGGTGACTTGGGTTATTGTGAGATTTTTGATTTCAAGTGCGCGTCCAGCCGTACTTGCGAGGCTTGGGTGGTGGAAGAAAATGATGGCGAGGGCGAAGACGAGATGCCTGAGTCATTGCTGACAATCAAGATTGGAGTCAAAGGTGAAGACTAAGCCAGGTTTGTACTCCAACATCCAAGCCAAGAGAGCCAGAATCGCCGCAGGCTCTGGCGAGAAGATGAACAAGGTCGGCTCCAAGGCTGCGCCGTCTGCTGCTGACTTCAAGTTGGCCGCAAAGACGGCCAAGAAGCCAAAGCCAAAGAAGTGATATCACCGATTTGCATCAGCACAGTACACGGCAAAGGTTTGCGGGTGATGCTCACAAGCATTGCCGAGTATTGTCCCGAAGTGCCTGTCTATTTGCGCGGTCCAGAGTCCATTATTGGCGGCTTTGACGCTGACCTCAAGGTCTTTGGCAAGCCAAGCAATTTCGGCGAAGACTACAACGACATCATGGATCGCGCCTTTGCCGATGGCTTTGGCTCAGTGATCTGCGCCAATGATGACATTGTGCTGACCCCCACCAGTTACAAGCATTTGATGGAGGATGTATCTCAATTGAGAGAAGAGACTGGCGAGCCAGTGGGGTGGGTGTCAGCAAGATGTGACGCGGCGCGTCCTGTGCAGAATGTGCGAAGCAATCCCTTTGATCAGCAGTTGCACTACTTCAGATACCCATTTGAGGACGCCATTGTGCCGATGGAAGTCTTAAGCCCGATCTTTGCTTGGATTGGCCGCGATGCTTGGGACTGCTTTAAGTTCCCGCCACTGAATTGGTACTCGGATGATGTGCATTGCGAAGACTTGCGTGCAGCGGGTTTCCACCATTATTTGTCGCGGTCTTATGTCCATCACATTGGCAGCCAAACTATTGGCTTGGACAGCAACCGACTGACCCAGCAGGCAGTGCCTTGGATCAGAAAGAATCGACCTCAATATGCAGCCGTCTGGTTTAACTCTTAATCTCGGTTCGGGCAAAGATCGCCGCGAAGATTGCGTGAATGCTGACATTCGCGCAGATGTCAATGCCGACTGGGTGGTAGATATTTGCAAATTGTCTTATGGCGAAATCGCCAAATGGCAGGGCAAAGATATAACCATCAAACCATTTTGCTTTTCCAAGATCATTGCGTTTGATGTGTTGGAGCATCTGCCCGACTTGGTGGCAGGAATGACCAACTGCCGCGACCTTTTGGTGGATGGTGGCGAGATGCACATCCATGTGCCTTATGACTTGAGCCATGGTGCGTGGCAAGATCCGACCCATGTGAGAGCGTTTAACGAAAAGTCTTGGGTGTATTACTGCGGTTGGGCATATTACTTGGGCTGGAAAGGCAGCAAGTTTGACATGACTCATTTGGAGTATCGTCTTAGCGACTATGGTGCGAGTCTAAAATTGCCACAAGATGAATTGTTGCGGATGCCTCGCGCAGTTGACTCCATGTATTTAATTTTGAAGAAAGTGCCATATGAAGACACCAGCGTGGCAGCGTAAAGAGGGAAAGAGTCCAAGTGGCGGCTTAAATGCAAAGGGACGCGCCAGCGCCAAGGCCGAGGGCATGAATCTGAAAGCGCCAGTTAAGAGTGGCGACAATCCGCGCAGGGCATCATTCCTTGCGAGAATGGGCAATATGGCAGGCCCAGAGATGAAAGACGGCGAGCCAACGCGCTTGCTGCTGAGTTTGAAAGCATGGGGAGCATCCAGCAAAGAGGATGCAAGATCCAAGGCCAAAGCAATATCTGCAAGAAATAAGGCAAAAAAATGATTAACGAATTACCCATCAATACCGACATCGCCGCCATTGAGCCGATGGATGACACCGAGTTGCAGGGCATTGTCTCTGGCGAGTTGGAGGACGCCGTCAGCTATATCGACTCTGATGTGTCACCTATCCGCGCCAAGGGTACTGAGTATTACCGAGGCGACCCCTTTGGGAATGAGGAAGATGGCCGCAGCCAAGTAGTGGCGATGGAGGTGCGCGACACTGTCAGCGCCATGTTGCCCAGCCTGATGAAAGTATTCTTCAGCTCTGAGAATGTGGTGGAGTATGTGCCGCGTGGACCCGAAGATGTGGCCGGCGCACAGCAGGCGACAGATTACGCAAACTATATTTTTAGCGCCGACAACAATGGTTTTATGACCACTTATGCGTTGTTCAAGGACTCGCTGGTGCGTAAGTGCGGCATCGCCAAGTATTGGTGGGAAGAAAACGAAGAGGTCAAGATAGAAGAATATTCGGGGCTTGATGACCAGACTGTGCAAATCCTGATGCAAGAGGATGCCGAGGTCAAGATTGTGGTCAGCTATCCTGACGCATCGATGCCGATGGAGATGATGCAGCCACAGCCTGATCCTATGACTGGCCTGCCGATGCCTATGCAACAACCTATGTTGCATGACGTTCAGATCAAGCGTAATACCAAAGATGGCCGTATCCGCATCATGGCCGTACCTCCCGAGGAGTTGTTGCTTGATCGCAGGGCTAGATCGTTTGATGACGCCGGCATCATTGCTCACCGCCAAATGGCGACAGTCTCTGACTTGATTAACATGGGATACGACCAAGACGAGATCGAAGAGAACATCAGCAGCACCGACTTAGACAGCAATGACGAGTATTTGGCGCGTCAGCCTTTGAGTACCACCTTTGGCGCAGCGGACAGCATGAATCCCATGCAGCGCAGGGTTTTGTACATCGAAGCGTATATGCGCGTGGACTATGACGGCGATGGCATCCCCGAGTTGCGGAAAATCTGTTGTATGGGTTCGGGATACACCATGGTGCGGAATTTACCCGCAAGCTACATCCCATTTGTGGACTTTCCTTGCGATCCCGAGCCACACACCTCGCCACTTGAGGCTATGTCGATCTTTGACATCACGCACGACATCCAAGAGATCAAGTCCGAGATCATGCGTAATACGCTGGATTCGCTGGCGCAGTCAATCCATCCGCGCACTGCGGTGGTTGAGGGTCAGGTCAACATTGACGATGTGCTGAACAACGAGACTGGGGCGATCATCCGCATGAGAGCGCCAGGCATGGTTCAGCCATTCTCCAGCCCATTCGTTGGACAGGCCGCATTCCCCATGTTGGATTACATGGATCAGATGCGCGAAGACCGCACCGGCATGAGCAAAGCCGCCATGGGACTTGATCCTGACGCGTTGCAGTCCACCACCAAGGCGGCGGTGGCCGCCACTGTCAGCGCCAGCAGTCAAAGGCTTGAGCTGCAAGCTCGCATCTTGGCCGAGGGTATGAAGAAACTCTTTAAGGGCATTCTGTACCTGATGACCACACACCAAGACAAGCCTCGCATGGTGCGTTTGCGTAACGAGTGGGTGCAGATTGATCCTCGCGTATGGGACGCCAGTATGGATGTCAATGTCAACATTGGCCTCGGTAATGGTGACAACAACGAAAAGCTGGCGGCACTGAACATCATCATGCAAAAGCAAGAGCAGATCATGGCGCAGTTTGGGCCAATGAATCAGATTGCATCTCTGCCGATGTACATCCGCACATTGCAAAAAGCCATTGAATTGTCGGGTTACAAGGACGCATCCAGCTATTTCAATACCCTGCCTGCTGACTTTCAGATGCCGCAAGAGCAACCACAGCCTACGCCAGAGCAAGTATTGGCGCAAGTACAGGCTCAGTCGATCCAAGCTGACATTCAGAAAAAGGCTGCCGAGCTGGAATTGAAGCGCGAACAGATGCTGCGCGATGACGATTATCGAAGAGATCAATTGGCGCAGGACTTACTGCTCAAGAAGTATGAACTTGAGTTAAAGTACGGCACACAGATAAGCACTGCTGAGATTGAAGCTCGGCAGGCAATGGACAGAGAGGCAATGCAACAGCAGACGGCTCTTGTGCAACAGGCGGTTCAAGCCGCCAACCAAGTACAAGCGCCGCCAGTTGAGCAAGTGCCACCCATCAACCTTAATGGAATGGTTCAATGAACGAAGACGCAGTACGAAAAGGTCAAAAGGCTCACCAGTTAGCCAATGACGAGGTCTTTTCGGCGGTATTGGAAAAGATGAAAAATGACCAGTATTGGATTTTTGAGTCTACTAAACCCGAAGAAACCGCCAAGCGCGAGATCGCCTGGTCAATGCTGAAGGCTATTGAAAACTTCCGCATTGAGATCACCAAGATGGTGGACAACGGCAAGGTGGCGCAACGCGCCATTGAGCGAGCGCAAAAGAATCTTGTTTAAATAGGAAAATAGACCATGCAGACAGTAGCACCAACGCCAGCAGGCAGTGCAGCACAGGGTCCAATGAATGTGGCTGAAGCAGCCAATGCACTTGAGGGATTACTGCCCGATGAGGGACAACAGGAAGACCGCGAGGCGCAGTCGCCCGATGAGGGCGCGGCGGTAGAAGAAGAGTTATCAACAGATGCAGACGCGGTTGATGATGAAACAGATGCCGAACAATCCGAGTTAGATGAAGACACCGAGGAGCAAGAACAGCCACAAGTCTTCTCCGTCAAAGTTGACGGCAAAGAAGTCGAAGTGACGCTAGACGAGCTACAAAAAGGCTATTCACGAACACAGGATTACACACGCAAAACGCAGCAAATCGCCGAGGTGCGAAAGCAAACCGAAGCTGAGTTGAGTGCAGTGCGTGCCGAGCGTGAACAGTACGCTCAGTTGTTGAGTGCGTTGGAATCACAGGTTCAACAAGTGGCGCAGCCAAACATTGATTGGGATCGTCTTTATCAGGAAGACCCCATCGAATGGGTACGGCAGCGCGAGGTGATGCGGGACAACCAAGATAAGGCAG